GATTGTTTACGACAGGCGGTCGCGCTGCTGCCGGCTGGTGGCACTGATGTAGCCCAGGCACCTGCCGACGCTCAGGTGGATGCACTTGTGGCGTGCATCCACGCGGCTGATGTGGATGTAGCCCATGGAGAGGTCGGTGGGTGCCATGGCGTCGAGGTGCAGGTAGGGCCCGAAGCCTATGCGCCCGCGGTTCAGTTCGGCCACCCGTTCGCCGATGGCCAGTACCACCTGTTCCCACTGGTTGCCGTCGGTCAGCACACGGTTGGAGTAGTTCTCGTGGCACCACTCATACAGTCGCTGCTCCTCGCCCGTCCATACCTTCTCCAGACGGGGGCTTACGTGTGTCCAGTAGAAATACAATGCTGCATTCTGCTCACTCTCGTTAATTACTCGCTTTTCCATAACTCTGTATTTTTTGACATTAAAAACCGCACTACGAGCTGTCAGGTACTACAGAGCGTAAACCCCGGGGCATTACTGCTGGCCGACTCGGTGCGGTTAGATTCTATTCCTTAAAGTGGAGGGCATAAAAAAGGCTGGACATGAATCCAGCGGCTTCTCTTCTGCCGCTCTGTAGTTTTGACGATGCAAAGTTATGCAAAAGAATCGGAACGGGCAAGGGCGAGAGAGGAAAAGATTGGCAAACATGTTGCAGAGCATAAAAAAAGCCCCCGGGCAGGCTCATGCTCCGAGGGCGGGTGTGATAACCTTAGGCTAAACGGAACGAGCCATAGAATCGCGACAAGTCCTGCATGGCATGGTTGAAGATTTCCTTCTGCTCAGCATTCAGGGTATAGACCCTTCCACGCACCTTAGTCCCGTTGATGCGCTGCGACAGCCATGCCTGGCTCTTGCCATAATACTTTCGTGCAATGTAGGAGATAGGCAGCAGGCGGTAGTCTTCATCGGCAATCTGGTGACGGATGTCGTCAATCTCTGCCTGAATGCCTGCCAAGCCATTGTCCAGGAACTCATCCATCAAGGCATCGTTCTCCGGGGTGCTGTTCTCCTTGAACCAGGTTGCAATCTCCTCTCTGCGCTGCTCGCTCTGGGCATCCATCTTTCCCATTAAAGCAGCCAGTTCCTTGATAAGTTTTTTTGCATCTTCCATAGTTTTCCTGTTTTGTGCCCTCCCCGTTGTGGGGAGGGCTTGTTTCTTATTTGTTCCTTTGTTTGTAGAGTTTGTGAAGTTCCTCGAGCATCTTGTCAATGTTTTCATTTCGTTTCTTGGTCTTGTGTCCGCTCTTCTCCGTTATCTCGAAGTACTGCTTCAGCAATGCCTCCAGAAACTTGATTCTCATTTCTACGATTTCATCCATTTGTCTTGCCGTTTAGTTGTTAATAATGTTTCTTATCTCTTATCACACTACAAAGGTACATAATATTTCTATTATGACCAAATAAATACATAATTATTTTATTATAAATAGAAAGAAAAAGCCGGCAGATGCAGCAAGCATCCGCCGGACAGCGAAAGGATGGGATTAAGGTAGTAGCGTCAGCCTGAGGAACTGAAGTAAGAGGTAACCCCCGTATCAGCCTGCAGGGCATAGGTCGGAATGAACTTCTCCACACCGATGCACAGTGTGTCGAAGGCATCCGAGCCGTCGGTGCGGGCCTCCAGGCGGTCTTCCTCCGTCTCGGCCAGCTTCTCCCCACGCTTGTCCTTGTGTTCGTTGTAGATGGCAGCCGTCGTGATGGAGAGGAGTAGGTCAACATTGTTGTCGCGGTTGATGAATACCTTGTGCGAGGCCTTGCCCACCAGCATGCGGTTGATGAGGTGGTACTTATCGACATGGTGCATGGGATTGCCGATATACACCTGTTCCACCACCCACCCGGCCGACTGCAGCAGGTTGGTGATGAGAATATAGAAGTCCTCGTTCTGGTTGGCCCCATAGCCCTGCCCCTTAAAGGTAGAGTCGAAAACGAAGTACACCAGTCTTTGTTTGTGCCAGGCATAATATGCATTGAACAGAGCTACGACGGCATCGATGGTGTCGTACTTTACATAGAATGACTTTAGCACATAGAGTTTGCCATCCAGCCCCACCTGGCCCACTACCAGCCAGTTGATGTTGGTGTTGGCATCGAAGGCTATTACCAGGGGCGCGTTGGGGGCGCAGTCGGCATCCAGGCGACAGTCATCCTTCAGGCTGCCCACAGCCTCGAGAAAGAGCTTTGAAGTGTTAGGGGCCGTGTAATAGTTGACGTCCTCGCGTAAGGATCCGTAAAAACCGTCTCGGGCTATGCCGATGTGCTTGCACATGATGGAGGTGGCAAACGTCAGTGCCGGAAGGTCGCGTTTCATGCGCCGGATGAAGTCCTCACCCAGTATGGCGAGGTTGTATAAGGATGAATAGCGGCAGTACAGGAGGCAGTTCTTGCGCAGAATGAACAAGTCTCGTTCTATCTTCCGGATTTCCCCCTCGTAGTATTTGGTGCGCTCCGGATGTACTTTCATGCGCTGCCGGTATTGCCACTTCAGGTACACCAGGCCCTCGATGACCTTCACCAGCTGCTTGTCCATCCTCTGCTCATAGTTCAAGAACCAGGAGCCTTTCTTCGTCGTAGGTGTATCGCAGGTGATGGTCAGGCCGTGGTGGAGGTGGCATTTGCGGAAATACATCTCATTGCCACGATTCGTCTGGAAAGTCTCGTTCTTCAGTTTCTCATAGTCCACGAACTTGGCTTCGTCGATGAGGATGTGGTCGAGCGACAGACCGTTACTGGATCCCTCTCGGTCCTGGCTGATGATTTGGCATACGCTGCCGTTGTAGAATCCGATGCAGTTCTCCCAGTTATGCGGGGTGAAGATAGGGTCTTTCCATTTCAGAGCCTTCCATGGTTTCTTCCCGACGGTGTAATGGACGTCGCGCTTGTACCCCCATCGTTCCCAGTTCACAAGTAGGGAGGGCAGAGTGTTCGTAAGACATTTCTTGTAAGAGGGCGAGACAAAGCCGGTGCAGCTGCCAGGCATCTGCTGGAACACCTGCAGCAAACGTGTGGCATCGATAAGGCCCTTGCCGGTACCACGCCCCATCTCACCTACGAAGTCGCGTGGCGACATGTAGAGCGGGTAGAGCTGGGCGTCATTGAAGTATTGCTTTGTTTTCGAAGCCATTATTCACCCTCCTTGTCCTCGTTTGGCACCTCCTCGTAGGAAGTATATTCATCTTCCTTCACATATTGCCTTATCATCTTGTCGCGGAGGGCACGCAGGTTCTTGGGAGCCTTGATGCCCACTACGCTCGGGTCATCGGTCGGTTCGAACTGCTGTGGCACGATTTTGTCAAACGCCATATCCGGTGTGTCCGGCTTGTCTGTCTGGTTGTTCAGGATATAGTTCTTCTGCATCGAGGCCACGGCACGCCAATCACCATTGCGCCTGGCGGCCAGCCGATCCTCCTCTATCATCTGGTTAACTCTCCAGCGTGCATATTCCTTAGTGGTCGCTTCCAAGTTGCCTATGAGAATCTTCAGAAGGTGGATGTCATCGTATGCCTGGCTCTTGCCGACTTGGAAGAGTTGCATGCAGCGATTAACCAGTTCCTTGGGTGAAGTAGAAGGGTAGGAGCGCCAGTAGGCACTGAGTTCGCGCAGTCGTTCCACTCGGATTATGACCTCTTCAGGCACCGACTGCAGGCGAAGTTCGCTGCTGGCCTGTGGAAGGTATTCACTGTATTGATCTATGTTGACTGGTAAGCTCATATATTAATGTCACGAATCATTCTTGCCAAATAACCCCTGCAGGCTTCATCGGCTGCAGGGCTTCCGGCATTCGAAAGTTCAAGATTTTGTTTTCGAAGCCGAAGGGCGGTTTCCGAGTAACCTTTCATGAAAGCGCGACGAGCAGTGTGTCCTGATGTGTTCAGATCATCAAGGAGCTCCTTCTCGTCAATGTCTAACAGTGCCGCAATCTCTTGTGGCGGTGTCAGATCACGGGATAAATCTTGAATCTTGCTCAGTAAGTCGCTGGAATAGTCCATTTAACTGAATCGAGTGGATGTCAATCAAATTGCGGAAGCCGCAGTATTGTTCGTAGAAAATCTCTTGGGAAGTGGTGACCAGCGTGCATTCAGCACGGTCGCCATACGTTTGGTTCTGGCTGCTGACGACCGTCACGGTCCATCGGTCATTCTGTACGAGGACCACCTTCGAATGGTTCTGGGCCAGGTAGACTGCATCGAAGTTCTGCTGCATCTCTTTATAGAGGCGGTAAGTTTTCTTCGATGCCTTCAGGTCGGCAAGCAGGACGCTTCTCGTCACCAGACCTTTCTTCCTCAGGTTGTAGAAACCACGGAGGAAGGCATCACTGGTAGAAAAAGTGCTGACGTACACGTCGGCCGGCCCTGTCTGTTCCAGGATCCAGCCAAGCAGCCCTAATGTATGAAGACCACGTCCCAGATGCGACTGCAACGGGGACGTGGTCAATGGGTGCAGGATATCACTCGGACTCTTGCCCTTGCTCATTGTCTGCAGAGTTAGCAGAATCCTCCGAAGGAGAAGTGGCGGGAGTGGCGACCTTGATGCCGCACTGCAGCAGCTGCTCGCGGCGTTCTTCCGAAAGCGTGCGGCCATACTGAAGCAGTACGTCGACGCGCTTCTGGACGCGGTCACGCAGACTCTCCAGCCCTTGCTTCTGCGCCTCGTTGAAATCCTCTTCCTTGGATGCCTCCACCAGCTGCTGTAGCTGGAGCAGGTTTTTGGAGACGTAACTGTCGGCATTCTTCAGTTCCTTTTCTTGTTCTGGAGTGAGGACAGGAGCCTGATCAGCGGCACTGGAGTCTTGTCTGACACCATCTGTCGGCTGGAAATCATCGTAGCGAGCCATTTCCTCCTTGTACTTGTACCAGGTTTCTTTGAGCACCTTCAGGTACTCATATCGGTCACAGGGTTCCGTGAGTTGCTTGCAAGTTTCGAATGTCTCCTTGATTTTCTTCCAGCGTTCTGCATTGGCAGACCAAATTGCCTGAATATTGGCTGGAAGTTTGTCGTGGTCTGGGCGGATGCCCTTATAGACATAGCAGCCAGTGTCACCATTGCCCTGTACCGGCTGGACGACAGGCAACAGTTCCTCTTGAGTCTCCTCGGATTGGGGAGATGCCTCTACAGCCACCTGTATCTGAGGAGTGATTTCCTCATCGAGCCGGATGACATCGCGGATGGTCTGGCCGTCCTTACGCAAGCGGAGGAATCTCCTCAGCTTGTACTCGAGGAAACTCAGTTCCCGTTGCGGACGGCGCATGATACGTTGGTACATGGCACTGTCGCGGTTCAACTGGAGCAGAAGCATGGCTCCGGCCTGTATCTGCTCGGCTGTGGAATGCTCGCTTTCGAGCCAGCGGGCAATCTTTTCTGTGAATTTGGAATCAATCATTTTTATTGGAATTAATGTAGAACTTACAAAAATCGTGGGGCAATCTCACCGTATTGCGTGTGAGACCGCCCCACGGTCATTTTAACGATAGGAGATTAGGAATTCGCCGGCTTCAGTTCGTCGGTCGTACCGAGGAACGTACCTTCAGAAGTTGTGAACTCGCCCTCGTAGAAGGGAGCGGCAAACTCGTCGGTAACGCTCACCTCAACCGTGGTGGTGTTGGCATCGGTGGCAGCCTTGCCGAAGGCCTGGCTCACTGCAATCTCAGCCTGGTAGAGCGGGGAGCCGAAGAGGCGACATTTGCCGTCAGCCATCGGGATGAGGAACACCACGTCGTCGTTGTTCAGTTGCGAGATGAAACCGGTAGCCTTCTTCCCGGTACCGGGCAGGACGAGTGTGATTTTGTTCAGCATGGTCTTGGAACCATACGAACCCTGACCTTCTGACGTGGGTTCGCTCTCGTTGGGAACGAGGTCGAAGCGCTTCCACTGTTTGTCGGCAGCCAGCAGGATGTTACTCTTGATGACGGCCACGTCTTCCATTGTCTCTGCCGAAGCCCCGGCAGGACGGGGGAACGTCACTATATCACGACGGGGCACGTAGTAACCATGGTTGCGAGTGCCTGGCAGCGACTTATCGCCCATGCAGAAGTCGATGTCCTCATAGAGAGCGGCATCGTCTGCGCAACGTGTAGTATTTGTATTAGCCATAGTCTTAATAATCTTGAGCGGTTAGAACTTGTAGTAAGTAGTCCCGGCTGCAGGCGTGGTGTCGGTAGCCAGCACATACTTCGAACCATCCTTCACGTACCAGCCTTCCTGCTTGGGGTTCTTGCCGGTAGTCTCGGTGACGGCCTCGTAGAAACGAGAGGTGCAGAGCATCTCCTTGTTGACGGAGAGGTACTGTTCGCCGTAGAAGAGGTTGGCGATGAAGTCCAGGTCGTAGTGGGAGGTCAGCGACTTTTCCACGGTGAACTTCTCATCCGTGCCCTTCTGGTTCCAGAGCGAGAGGATGTTGTTGCGACTTGTGAGCGACAGGTAGTTGTCGGGCACATTGGCCAGGGGCACGAACTCCACGTTGGGTGCTCCTTCCAGCGTAGCCTTCTGGTACTGCTGGTTGTAGGGCAGTGCACCGTGGTTCTTCTGGTACGACTCCTCATAGAAGTGCTTTGTGCGGTCGCTGATGAACAGTTTCAGTTTCTGAGCGCGCAGTTTGGGGCCGATGCCCTTCCAACTGCCGACACCGAAGTAGAAGTCCTTCAGCAGGTCCTCGGCGTTGTCGGAGGAGAATGCCTCGGGCAGCACGTAGAAGTTGCCCTCCTCCTGTGCCATCTTGCCGCTGGCAATCTCGGCATCCTCGATGGCCACGAAGCCATTGAAGAGGTCGTGGGTCGTCGTGCCTGCGTCGTACATCTCCATGAAGAGTTTCTCGCCCAACTGCGCCATGATGTAGGCACATACGCGCTTCACCCAGGGCACGTTCTTCAGGGCTTCGCCCTTGGTGATGTCACTGCCCCACAGGCTCTGGACGATGCTGTTGGGGTCGATGGGCTCGATGCAGTTGCCGAAGAAGGTCTCCAGCGTGCGCTGCGCAATCTCGATGGCGCCATTGCCCATCTTGTACTTGTCATAAGGGCCAATCTCGAAATTGCCCTTCATCTCGTGCACATGCTCCTTGTATCGGATGCCGGTACGTGTGGTCATGTGCTGCAAGGCAGCCTGCATGGCCATCATCGGCATGACAATAAGCTCCGTGCGATAGCGCTGGAAACTCTGTGCGAGTTCTTCCGGCGTGAAAGTGGTCTGCGGATCCACTGCTGTTGCGGGTTTTGCCATAGTTTACAGTGCGTCTTTAATGGTGTTGAACAACTCGTGGTTCTTAACCTGGTCCTCGAGTGCTTTCTTCTCCTGTTCCAGCGTCTCGATCTTCGACTTCTGATCCTTCAGCAGAGAAGAGGCCTGCTTGCAGGCATCGTTCTGCGCTTTCAGTTCGTCGTCGATTTTCTTCAGCTGGTCCTGCGTCAGGGACACGTTGCCCTTCTCGTCGGCTTCGAAGCCGTCCTTGGCGGCAAGGAGAGCGGCCAAGGCTGCAAAAATAGTGATTTTCATCTCTTTTTGACTGTTACCGGTCGAGGGTTCCGGAATGAGGCCCTTCAGCATCTCCACGACCTTTTGGAGGACGCCTGCAGTTGGATTCTCCTCGCCCGTCTCCGGATTGAATCCTTTGGGCAAGGCTGGTAGACCCATATCCTTAATTAGTGAATTAGTATAACTATTGCGCACATTAGTCGGCATTTGCTCCGGTTCGGTGACTTCATCTACTAGGCCGAAGTCTTTGGCATCGCCGGCCTTTATCCAGGCTGCCACCTTCATTTTGGCTTTCACGTCCTCGATTGACTTACCGCTCTTCTCAGCGTAGATTTCGGCAAGGACATCGTCGATGGTATTCAACTGAGAGCGTTGGAACTGGAGGCGCTTGACCAATTCGTCAAGCTGCTCCTTGTTCATGTTTCCCCACTCGAACACATGGCCCATGGCATTGTGTATGAGGATGAGGGCATTCTTCGACATGACGACCTTCTTGGCTCCCATCGCCATGAACGTGGCAGCCGAAGCCGACATCCCGAGGAAATAGCATGTCACCTGACCGTGGTTCTTGAACAGTTCGTAAATCTGCAAGCCGGTATTGACATAGCCACCCAGAGAGCAGATGGCCACATCGACAGGCTGGTCCTTCTTCTTATTGAGGATGTACTGGACATAGTCGGCACTGATTCCCCAGCCGCCGACTTCGCCTGTTAAGTAAAGATCGTAATTCTTCATTTCATCCTGGTTTCACGTGCAGAGAACGCTCTCTGCCATTCTTTGATGGCAAAGTTAGAAATGAAGTATGGATATTAAAACTACTTTATATTAAATAATATAGGGGATTTCACTGGCTGTCGTCCAGGAAACCGTCACTTCATTTAATTGTGAATCGGTCATGTTGTCCGGATGGTTTCTCGTAAAATTAGATACCGGAAATGGTCTTTCGGGGAGGCCGATAAGTATTAATTGCCCATCAGCTGTATGGCATCGATAAGCCTGGCGTCCCCAATCATTGATATCCTCACATGTGCGAAACACGAGTTGGGCGGTGTGCAATCGCACACCGTCCTCTATCTTGTCACTGACTGTCAGACGTGCTGGTATCTTGATATCAATACCTTGCCAAGGTAAACTTTCGGGAATTTCCACGGAGTTGACACCTGTGCGTCGGGAACCCAATAGCATCCGCACTGGTATGCGGTCGATGGAAATGATATTATTGACGTTGTTCATAAAAGTTGTTAAATGTGGTATTTGTTCGATTCTGAACAAAAAGGGGTGTCTTTACTGGTATTTTTTCTCATTTTTTTTCTGATTTATTACGGCTTCGTTTCCGAAGGTCAACGCCACGGGCCAGCAGCCGCTCCCTTTCGCGATAAAATCGCTGACGGATAGTGTCGGCGTAGTCGATGCTGATGCCATGCATTTCACACCAGGTGTATGCTGCAGTCTGCAGTTTAGCACGGCCATCGTCACCACACATCTCCTTGAACTCCGAATAGAGGTTGTCTTGGAACAATGCCTCGATGTATTCGGCGATGAAGCGACGTCCGGATGGGGTCACGTAGTTCCAGGCCTCGGGGTCTTTCTGTTTAGAGTAGGGGATGGCCACGGGTGTCAGATTTGGAGCTGAGATGTCTGGTTCTGCGTCTTCAGGCCTGCGACGAAGCACGGCCACGATGCGGGCATTGCCAGCAGACTGCGAAGGGAACACGATTGGGGAGCCAAAGTGATGAACTGCCCACTGGCGGATAAAGGGCTTCAGTTCGACATAAATGTTAAATTTGCTCATGTGAATAGATTTAGTCAGTGCAAAGGTAATAAAAATCTAATTTAAAATAGAGAATTGAGATAATTTTCTCATCCAGATTATAGAATCTCATTTCTTCGCCCTGATATAAATTCGTTCAAAAATTCTGTAATTTTGTAACAGGGCAAACTGAAGGTTATAAATATTTGATACTTAGTAACTTTGTATCTGTTACAAAATCCTGTGACAGAAATCTGGGGGCCGATTGTTTGTAAACAAAGGCCGTTTTTGGCCGTTTTCGTCAAATTATGGGTGTTGACAAACCTGGCTCTGTTTACAAATTCTTGGTTTTGTCACAAGTTTGTAACGTAACTTTGTAAACAGGAAAGACATGCTTACTTTCCTTTATTTATCGTACTTTCCAATGGTTTCACCGACATTTGTTACAAAGTTACAAAATTTTAGTACAAAAAAGAGATGGGAGGGGAAGAGGCAAAGCCCGACCGCCAAAAAAGAGAGGCTGCAGGGCGTTTGTAACCCTGTAGCCTCTCCGGGCAAATATGTAACCGGCCAGTATGTTTCTGTAACGTTCCTAATAGGCTGCTCCCTCTTCTTCCTCGAACAGTGTGGCCTGTGTGGCCTCCGGGGCAGGGGGCTCTACCTTCTGGCGGATGTAAATCATTTCCACGGGGCTGCTGCCCGGTGGTGCCCCCTCCTCGCGCCGGATGATGCGGCCGCTGCTGTTGCGCAGCTCTGGCGGGTTGAGTTCTTCTGTCCATGGGCACAGCAGGACGAACGCCTGCAGTTTCCTGAGGAACGTCTGTGGTGTCATGCCCTGCACTCGTCCGCCATGCTGCTTGAAGTCCTCGAATACGCGGGCACGGGATATGAAGGTGTCCAGGCGTCCGGCATCCGGCGAGAAGTACACCTGTGCCCAG